CACTCCTGAAGGGAGATGAGATATTCAACGGGGGAACGGCGCGATAAATCGGGATTTACGTGGACGGGGCTGGACATTTCAGGATGCCTCTATGAAAAGCTCTTTCGTGTGGGGAAAATGACGGCGCGGGGATGAATTTCGGCGTCGGAACCGGGATTCAGGGCAATTATCCGCTGACTCGGATCGCAAGACCTTCAGCGAATCGGGACCGAAGTGCGGATGGGCGATGGTCTGCGGTTCCAGGCTGCGCCAGGATCAAGTTGGCGTTGCCCCCACCAGGTGGACGCGAATTTATGCGTGGCGTAGGTCCCGACGCTAGTCTTCGCCTTGTCGCGTAGGCTGTTTGGGTAGAACGCACAGTGGTCAAGAAGTTGCCCGGGGCGACCCAAGCCCTCCCAAACGTCAGTCAGGAATAAAGGACCTGTGTCTTTCACTACGTGACCTGCGCATGGATGAATGGTCTTGGCGCTTAGCCTGCGGATTAACAGACCGATGAACTCAGAGCGAGACGCTGCGATCATCATTGCGTTAGAGACAAGCGTTGGCTTGCCAAGTCTATTGCTATCGTCGGGGTGCTCTGAACACAGAGTCAAAGGAGCCGTGAATAGTTGTTGAAAGTCCGAAGTCGGCTCCATGTCGATGTCCAGGTACATGCCACCCATGCTGTACAGGACAAAGTACCGGAACACGTCCCACCGATGTACCGGAAGCGGCAAACCGTTGTACCAAGACGAGTAGGTTGGAAAATTCCCGGCCATGAACGCATTCATGGCGTCGTCTGTCCAGAGAATGTGCGTGGCGTAGGAGTTCATTGCTTTGACCGACGCGAGGTATGACGCGAATGGTTCGGGCGGACACAGATTGCCCCACATCTGATGGATCACCGGTGGTGCGGTTTGCTGGTCGGTATCTACAGTCGGCATTGGTCGGGCCTACTCAGGCAGGAGAAACACGCCAATGATGTCCAGCACGGCGGTTTCGTCGCCTGGCGCGAGTGTTCCGGTGTTGGGGTCGGCAAAAAGCAGGCCACGGCGGGGCATCTTGTCGGTTCCCCACTCGTGATATGCAGCATAGACGTCTCCCTTCTTGGAAGCTACGGCACCGAAGCCGACACGCACGGTGGTGCTATCGGCCTCAAAAGTTCTGTTTTTTAGCATCTCGCCAGACTGTTCCAGCAGCAGGCCGCGTCCGTCTTTTGGGTAGTTCTCGCGGGTCGATTCGGCCCACGGGGCCCAGGCTCTGCCCAGTGGGTCGCTACGGGTCTCGAAGCGGGCACTGATTCGGCTGTTAAGTTCCTGGCCGATGCTTTTCATGGCGGGTGTAAGGTCGCCCATGCGCCCCAGCAGCTTCGACAGCAGGTCATCGACCGGCTTACTGTTCACGGTTACGGTCAACATGCGAATTTCCCCTTTTGCGGTAAATGGGCTAAAGCCCTAAAATGCGGGTTGGCTGAACACGGGGCTCGAAAGCGGTTGGCGCTGGGCCTATAACCGCCTGAAAGGTGACCACAGCGTCCAGATCTGCTGTGGAGCTTAAGACCCCGTGTTCAAGTCTTTAAATATCCGATCGCCCACGCGCAGATCGTTCATCTTTTTGCGGTCACGCTGCATCATGTTCCAGAAGATGCTGCCATCGGGCTCCACTCTCACGATAACCAGCAGGTCATATTTCGACCCAGTAAATAGCTTGATGTAACGATGCCGGACGGTGGCATCGTCGTATCGGGTTGCCCACACTTCGGTTGGGTTGCGCAAGGTTGGCAAGATGAAATTGGCGTAGCGCTCGCGCGCATCGACGTCTTTTTCAACCACATGCGGCAGGCTTGCATCCAACAGCATCACCATCTCGACGGGCGTTTGAACCAATACACCACCACCGGGCTCCACGCCTAACGCACCGCGAATCGTGTCTAGTGCTTGTGCCCGCGTTGCTCCGCTTTCTAGCAACGGCGGTGCATCTACGTTGCCGGTCATCGTGCGCAGATCAGGCAGGCCCAGTGTTTTCCAATCAGGTTGATCCGCCTTGGCTTTGGCAATGGCTGGCACTCTGGTGCCATCAGCCCGTGCGCTGGCCGCCAACGCTGAGTCAATTGAACCCAGCTTTTCTTTTTCCAAATCACGCTGGGCCTTAGCCCGCGCGCTGGCGATGCCGGGGTTGTAGCCAAAGCCGGGGTCGATGCCAACCGGGATGCTGTGGATCTGGTTGGTGCGGGGGTTATGCCAGTCGCGCGTGACGATCTCCGGGGCGGTCGTTCGCATGGGATCGCCTGTCGGAGTGGTGCCCGCGTCGTATTCCTTCTGGCTGACCGAGACCACGCGGCAGCGGCAGCGCCATCCGCATGGCGGAAAGTGGGTGTGCCAAAACGGATCGTCCACCGGCAGCGTGACGTTGTCCCAGGCGCGGTGCGCGGGGCGCACCTTGTCGTCGTGCTGGGTGATGTAGCGCAAATACGGATGGCTGCGCTTGGTTTGCTGGATGCGTTCCCACTGGCCCGCCGCGTAGGCCATGCTGGTATTGGTGTCGAAGATGAGTTTGAGGCGTGCTGCGTCAAAGGTGGTCTTGAGTACCTCCCCGGTTACAGGGTCTACAACCTCGACCGTGCCCCACCAACCGGCCTTTTGGAGCAATGCTTTGGAGTCGCGCATGAAGTCGCGCCGGGATAGGTCACCGGCCACGCTCTTGGTGATTTGGTCTTGCAGCGCCTGCATCAGATCGGCGCGCGCCAGGCGGCTGACCGTGAATTGCTGGGTGTGCTCTTGCTGCCACAAGTCCTGCCAGCCGTAGGTGTTGGTGACCTTGTCGCGCCGCTGCAGGTAAGCCACTGCCTGCGTGGGGCTGAGCTTCTGTAGCGCGGCAAAGGCCTGCGCTGCGCTGGGTTCTCCGCTTTGTAAAGGCATGGCAGTCTCTTAGGCGTCCGCTAAGCCTGCAACACCAGCCAGGCGGGCGGTAAACGTGCTGCGGGTGAGTGCTTGGGACAGCGCATCAACATCGAACTGGCTCAACAGCTCGGGCATGCGGGCGAGGAACTGGGCAGCGGTCTCGCCCTTGGCAGCGGAATCGTCAAGAGCGGCTTGCAATGTTTTTGCAATTGGGTCCACCAAGGGTTGCCACTGTGCCAGCTCAGCGGCAACCAGGGCGTCGATAGGGTCCGGCTGGCCAGCCACCGTCTGCTCTGCAAAACTGGCGGGCTTGGTGTCACCTTTTGCATCAGGTTTTGCCGCAGTCGGTGGAGTGCCTGGTGGCGGCATTACGGGCGCAGCGGTTGGTGTAGGCGCTGGAGCCTCCTCCCAACCTTCGCCATACTTCGTTTGGATTGCCTCCAGCGTGGGCCTGAAGCCCATGCTGGCGACGTTCTTGTCGGTCTCGCTGGCGGCCTTGAGGTCTTCATCTTTCTTGATGACACGGTACACGCGGCATGGGCTCAAGCCGTTGTAGTCGCAGAACCAAGCCAACAATGTGCTGTTGACGGTTTCGCTCAACAGGTCGGAGTCGGCCTGGGACAACTCCACACGCACGTCTTCGCGTTCGTTGCTGGCCGCTGCCACGGCACCGCCGCCCTTGCCGCGTGGTGACTGGCCCAGGATCACTTCCATGATCCAGTCGTCCATGTACTCACAAAGGCTCTGCTGCGTGGTGATGGAGCCAGTGAGCTTGCTCTCCAGCAACTCCAGGCTCATGCCCTCGGGCGTCATGATCACGCCGTCGTTGCTCATGGCTTTAAGCGCATCGAACAGCGTGCCTTTTTCTTTGGCTCCCGCGCCCTTGGGGTATTTGCCCCAGGGCGTGGGTGAACCAAAACGGTCGTTGAGCTTGTTCCAGCTCAAGATACCCTTGCGCTTGAAGAAAACCGGCCAGTAGAGCTGCAGGCCCAAGCCTGTGCCGTAAGGGTTGTCGTCTTCTGGGTTGACCCGGTGCACCATGAATTTGCGGTCCGGTACCGGCTCGCCGTTGAGCATGTTGGAACGGGTCAGCAGACGCAATGCGGGCGGTGCGTTTTCGTCATCTTGCGCGTAGACAAAGCGGCGCTGCGCCCGCTTGATGACACGCGCTGCGGTGATCATGTTGTCGCGGATCGTCCAAACAATTTCGGCTGGAACAAAGCCCACCAGCAGCGCGTCCAGCAGCTCGGAGCACAGGGTGTCAAAGTTGATCTGCTTGAGCATTTGCGTGACCACCTCGACGGCGGCATCGCCCGCTGCGCCCTCTTCAATGGACTCCACCTGCCAAGTCTTGCCAATCACCGCCAGCTTGCGCTTTTGCAGGCCGCTAAAGACCTTTCCGTCGCGCTTGAGGTCTCTGTACAGTTCAAAGGCCTGGCCGGTGCCGCCGCCGCGCTCCAGCAGCAAGGGGTCATTGCTGCGCAACACCCCCATGTAGTTGGTTTCATACGGGTCGCGCAGCCGGTTGGCGACCTCGGTGTCGAACTCTGGTGCGGGAGGCGCTTTGGGTGGGGTCTTGGCCATCACATAAATCCTTGTGCGTCAGCGCCACGGGGTTGGCCGCTGCTTTGGTATTCGATTGGGGCGGCTGGGTCTGATCCGGCATGCAGGGCCAGCGCCAAGGCCCAGAAACGGTCGGCGTGGCCATCGGGCGTGCTCTCGGCCACGAAGCGAATATTTCCCGCTGGCGTGACGACCTTTTGCACTTTGCGCAGATCGGCGCGGATCAGCGGGTCATCGGGGACTCGCACGGTGCGGTCTTCCATGGCACCGCGCAGTGGATAGGCCAGCGCTTCTTTCACCGGGCCGGTAAAGGTGACAGCCTCCACGCGGTATTCACCGAATTGGTCCTGTGCGTCGTCGGACCACCCAATGCCCAAGCCGGTGGCGTCAATACAGATGCGGTCGCAGATCTCGAACCAGGGCCACAGAATGGCTTCTTGGGCACTCTTGCGCATTTTCTCCATGGTCTCGACATGGCGGGTGTAGAAAACGTCGCCCAGCTGCTCGACCACCCACAGCACGGTCAAGTCCTTCTTGCGGCCAATGTCCACACCGCAAAACAGCCGCCCCTGGAACGGGCCTTGTAGCCCGCGCTGCCAATCGGTTCCACCGGAGTACTCGCACGCGGTAATCAGGCCGTACTCCAGAAACTTGGCGTCGTCGTCGGCGGGTACACACCCGTATTCCTGGTCGAAGGACTCTTGATCGGCGCAGCCATTCCTGACAAAGTCGAAGTACTCGGCCTCGTCCATACTTTGCTGCTCGGCATCGACCGGCAGCGCCTGCTGCAGCTTGTACAAAAAGCCCTGGTCCAGGGCGTCTTGCAGGGTGACACGGTGCAGGCTGAGCTTCTTGGGGTTGCCTTTTTCGCGGGCCTCGCGGATGAGGCCATTGAAGAAGCTGTACGACCCCCGGTGCGTGCTGATCACTTCCATGTTGCCGCCCCAGGTGATACCGGGGTACGCAATGGCCCACAGCTTGCGCTGGTCAGAATGCAATGCAAACTCATCCAGCACTCGGCTTCCGCGTTTACCGGCCTGAGCGTCTGGGTTGCTGCTCATACTGTGGATACGCCTGCCACTGGCGAACTGCAGCACGTAGGCCGTCAGCTTGTCCTTGGCGTCAATCACCACTTCACCCAGGTCTTTGGCGGCCAGGTTCATGATGCTGGCCCACAGCTTGCAATCCTCAATGAACAGCCGAGCCTGGATGTCGTCGCGACTGCTAACCCATTCGTCAAACCGGGCACCTTGGGCTGCTGCGCGTTCGTCGGTGCCGTAGGCCGTGGACCAACTGATGCCGATCTGGCGGGACTTCTCCATCAGCTTGATGCGCGAGTTGTCCTTGATCCACTTGCTCTGGAATGGCAGGAAGATGGCGTCCCGGTCAGCCGGAATTGCCTTGGCGCGGCCTTTGATAGTGGCCATTAGACAATTCCCAAGGCCTCACGAATGGCCCGCTTGGTGTCTTCGGTCACACCACCCTTGTTGCCCATAGCGTCCAGCTTGGCACGCTGCTCTTCCAGCAGCTTGCGTCGGGTGTCTTCCTCTACTTTGGCCTGGAACTGTTTCAGGTTCACGCTGGAGCGCGTCAGCGTGGCAATGTTCTTAGCCGCCGCGCTCAACACGCCCACGCGCTCCCCAGGGTCCATGTCTGGGTCATCGGCTTCTTGCAGGTTGAGGATGGCCTCAAACAACTCAGTCTGAATCAGCGCAGTCAATGCCTCGCTGCGGGCGTCCTTGTTGTCACCGGCCTGTTCCTGGATGATCTTGGCCGCTTCTGTGCTGGCGCGAATCGCCGAGAGCTTGCGCTCCAGCTTCTGGCCGTACCGGTGCACCGCCGTTCGACTGGGCAAGTCGCCCGCCTGCTGAACGGCTGGGAACTGCGCGTGCAGCGCCGCTATCAGCTCGTCCAGAGTCAGACGGCCTTCGGCCAGCTTGCCCTCAATGAACGATTTGACTTCTGGGGGCAGGCGTGAAATGGTTGACTTGCGGCCCATGCTAGCCCGCCCAATACTTGGCGGGGCGGGCAATACCCGGTTCGCAAGTCACCGTGTACTCGGCCACGTCGATGCCGTCGCGCGTGAGCTTGGCGAACCAACGACCGCTGGGTTGCTTGTCCAGCTCAATCAACTCGCGGTCGTGCAAATAGTCCAACTCACGGCGCAGCTCTAGTGCTGTCGCATCGGGGTATTCGCTTTGCGCAACGGTCAGCACCAGGCCTTCAAATGCCCCGATGGGACGCGCGTTGTTCAGGGTCAACAGGATCAGCCAGCGCAGGGATTCGCGGCGCAGGCGGGCGTGGTCTATGGTTTGCATGGATGCTGCCTTTAGTTGGGTGATTTGAGGGAGCGCAACAGTGCGTTTTCGACCTTGGTTCCAAGCCCGTCCAGCTTGGCCTCAATGACGCTTTGGCCGCGTATATAGTCCTCGCGGCGCACGTAATGCAGCGGCAATTCGGCCTGCATGCGCAGGAAGTCACGCTCCAGTTGCCGTGTGGTTTCCTGGTCTCGTTCAATGGTGGTCGACAGCGCCTTGAAGCGTGTGTCTAGCGATTTTTCAGACTGGTACATGATGACCTTTACT